AAACTGTATATTCTCTGTATTTGTTATTACAGTTTGCCAAGTACTTTGATTTACTGCATGAAGTGTAGAGCTTACTATACTCTCTACCCAATGTCCTCGCTCAAAGAAAGCAGTATTTGCTTTTCTTATAGAGTTATCTTCTACTTTTCTACTTGTATTTTTCTCGTATACTGCTGCTTCTTCTATCTTTAATTTTTTACCTTCTTGTACTATAAAGTCGCAAAGATCATTATCTAGATAACTATCTAAAAATACTACAGGGTGTTGCATTACTGATTTCATATAGCACTCCACTCTATGATAGAAGTTCTCTCGATATCTTCCCATCTTTCAAAATCAACATCATAACAAAGTAACTTATCCCCTGCCTGAACAAAAACATCAGTAGGCACTTTCATAAATTCTTTATTTAGTGTATATTCTCTCTCATGTATCTTTGAACTTTTTAGACTTTTGAACTTAATTATTACTATACCTTTTTCTAAACTTTCTTCTAAACTTTTCGCCATGTATCTTTTTTGCGCTCCTCACACACTTCATATATGAGCCAAGGAATACCACTTCTATATAATACTCCTGCCCAAGTTTCTCGAGGACTTGGAGGTCTAGCAAAATCATAGGCATTGTTGATACCTTTCAACCAGACTACACTTCTTCCTCTTTTCTTTTCTACTTTTCTAATTTTATGATACTTTAAGGGCATAGTATTTTCTTTGTAGTATCGAAAAAAATGCCCTGTAGAATCTATATAAAAATTACCTTTATGTTTTATTAATTCAACTGTATCTGTTATCATATATCTCAAAGGATATAAACTTTTCATTGGGGTTTGTAATCTTCGTTTCCCCAGTGTCTCACCTGACATATTCTTATCATCTAAGACTTGATCTTCTATCCATAATATTCCATCAATCAACTCTACATTGTCTGTATGAACAACATAGACTGGAAACTTGTATTTCATACTATGTAATTTGTTCTTTCTTTCTTTGCCGTGTGTTTTACACCGCTTTTAGTAGTATATTCTTTTGTTAATCCTTTAGACCCAGGTTTACCTATTATAAATAAAAACATACTTATAAATGCGGGTACTAGAACTCCTACTAATATAACTCCGTCAACCATATTTCTTCTCAAATTTACCCATACTATAATCTTCTCCTACTTCAAAATCACAGCCTATTGGGGCATTGGGAATATTGATTCCTCTTTCTCTTTGTACACATTCTTCTAGTTTTGCACTGTAAGACTCTATTTCATCGTTTGGAACTTCTGCTAGTATAGAGTCATGAACTAAAGCAAATATTCTTGACTTAGAACCTGATTTCTTTATCCACTCATTCATTTCAATACCTGCAAGTAAATTAACATCAGAAGCAACAGACTGCACTAAAAAGTTAATTCCACTTCTTACTTCATGTGAAGCTATACCTTGATCTTTAGATTTAGCATTTGCTAATCTTCTCTTTCTACCAAAGAAAGAATAAATAAAAGCATTGTCACGAATAAACTGTTGATTTACTGTTAGCCATCTTTTTAGATTACTAAACATATCAAAATACTGTGCAATAACTCTCTGTGCCTCTCCTACTGAAAACTCTGTTCCACTATCTTTTGTAACTTGCCAACTAATCTTTTGAGGGCCTGCTCCATACATTATACCAAATGTTACTGCTTTTGCTTGTTGTCGTTTATCTCCATAGAGTTCAGCAACATCTTCTACCTCACAAGGTAGTTTGAATACTTGTTTTGCAATAGCAGAGTGAAAGTTACCACCTTGTCTAAATACATTCATAAGTTCTTCATCTTTTGCAAGCACTGCAGCACAGTAAACCTCTGCTGTGGTTAAGTCCATTGCTACAATTTTGTGTCCTTCTTTTGCTCGAATACAACCTTTTACAATAGGATTATCCCTAGGAATCTGTTGCATATTTAGTTTTCCACTAGAAGATAATCTACCAGAGGTTGTACCATGCAAGTTGAAGCCTGTTCTTAATCTATCATCTTTGTCTAGAGCTGGTAATATTTTATCGAGATATGTATTCTTTATCTTTACATTCTGACGAACTTCAAGAATAAGTTTTGGTATCTCGTGCTGTTCTCCTAATTGTCCAAGAACTTCTGCATCGGTACTATCAGCACCAGTTCCTGTTTTCTTGCCAGTTGGCTCTAGTCCGATATAATCAAATAGCAGACTTCGAAGTTGCACTGTAGAGTTCGGATTGAACTCTCCCCTATCTTTTATAAATTTTTGAACTTCAGGATATGAATTTAGTTTATCAACTGCTTCACTAATCTGAAGTTGCATCAAACTAGAACTTGTTGTTAATCTATCAGGATCAAATGGCACACCATTACTTTCTACATCACATAGAAAACGACAGCCAGGTATTAAAATATTTCTATATACCCAAGTAAGTTTACTATTAGTGTCTAGTGCTTTTTTAAACTTATGAAATAATGTTAGAGTTACAACTGCGTCCATTGCAGCATAGTCTTTCATTACTTCAAAAGGAACTAAATCCCAACTAAAATCATCTTTGAGTATTCCGTGCTGTTTACGATAGTTATCTATCCAATCATATAGAGTTTGTTCATACTCACCATAGTCTGTATGTTTCATTGCCAACATCTTTAGACCATGTGTTCCAGGTTGCTCATCTAGTAAATAATGCTGAAGCATAGTATCTTCAAATCTAGGAAAATTAAAGTTGAAATGATACTCAAACCATGCCAAGTCAAACTTTGCATTGTGAAAGACTACTATCTTTTTCTCAAAGAGTTGTTGCATATATCCTTCACATTGTTTATCAATACAATCTGTAGAAATATATGCTCCTTGTTGTTCTCCATTATGTTCGTATGAAATAGAGAATCCAATCATATATCCATCTCTCGGAGACAATGCACTTGTTTCACAGTCAAGTGCTATCTCTTCTCCATCAGATTCTATTGCCCTAGTAAGAAACACATATGCTTCTTGTGTATCTTCTATTCCTATTTTAAACTGTTCGGGTATCTCCTTAACTTTTAAATCTCCAGATATATAATCTTTTATATTATCCACTGCTTCTTCAAATGACTTCTTTGCTTCTGGTCTAAATGCTATCATGGCAGGGTTAATTATAGGTAAAAACTTATCATTTATAAGTCTGCCGTTCTCTGCTGTAATAGATGTTTTCTTAGTAAAATACTTAAAAGGTTCTGAACCTACAAGTATTAAGAAATCATACTCATCTTCTTCTATTTCTATGTCTACATCTGATTTCAATATCTTTTTCTTTTTGACTGTTGATAAAGCATATCTATCAAACTCAAAGTCAAACCACTTATGGAAGTCCGTTGAACTCGGACTTGTTTCTACTAATGCTATCTTAGCCATATAATACTCTCTTAATTTCGTTAATTGCTTCTTTTGTTAAATTGCCAGGGTCTTGGTTTTCTTTTAATTTTACTATCTTTACTGCCATGTCCATGTTTTCTGCAAGACCCTTTATCTCTTGTGCTGCTTGACGACCTGCTTCATCTCCGTCAAACATAATATCTATACCTGTTGCTCCTTGCATTTTTAGTAGAGATAATTTTACCCAATTCATTTGCTTTGTGCCGAAACAGCACACTGTATTCTTGAGACCATTGTCCCAAAGATTCAAGGCATCAAACATGCCCTCTACAAGTATAGCACGATTCTGTATCAGCTTTGGCTTTGCTGGACAGAATGGTAACTGTACTCCCACAGGATAGATATAGTACTTAGGTCTATTCTCTCCTATCATTGTATTTGTTGTCAGTCGCCCGATCAACCCAACTGTTTTACCAGTTATATCACGAATTGGGAAAATTATTCTACCCTCAAATTTAGGAACATTCCAAGTAAATGCCTGCCAAATCTTTAGGGTTTCTTTCCCTATGTTACGGAACGGAGCATCCCACATAATTCTATCTTCGGGGAGTTTAATTCCTACTGTCTCCGCTCTCTTTTGTTCTATCTTTTCTTTTACCTTGTGTATCTTAATTTCTAAACTTGTTGCTGGTGCACCAAAATGTGTAAATACATTTCCTTTGAATCCACAAGAAAAACAATGAAATACACCAGTAATTTTATCTACTCTCATACTAGGATTGGTGTCATCGTGTTCAGGATTTAGACACTTTATTACAGCGTCATTACCTTGAACCTTAAAATCAATTCCTTTTTCTGTAAGTAAATCTATTGCAATCATAATATATATTATACTCGATTTTTGAACTTATGTCAAGTACTATTTTTAGCAGTCCTTGACAAAGATACCATCGACCATTTTTCCCTTTCTATCTTTTATATCATCGTAGGCGACTTCTAAACATTCTTGTAAGTTAGTTCCATTTCTCGCTGCGATGTTAATAAGAATAACTAAACAGTCTCCTATATCATCTTTTACATCTTGTTGTTTACAAACATTATCAGATAGTTCTCCTACTTCTTGTACTAACTTTAGTACTTGGTCTTTATCTGTTGCTCCATCTATGAGGTTTCTATCCTCATGCCATTCTACTACTTTATTTATTATATCTATCAATTTTCTTCTCCATTAATTTTACATATTCTTTACTTAATTCTATCATTATAGAATCTCTACTATGTTTTTCTGCTACTATCCCTGTTGTACCAGTTCCTGCAAATGGGTCTAAAACTAATCCATTTTTAGGACTTCCTGCTAATATACAAGGTTCTACTAATCCTTGAGGGTATGTTGCAAAGTGTCCTTCTTTTGCACTTGTATCACTAGGTATTGTCCAAACTGATCTTTTATTTTTTAAAGATTTTCCATCTATACAAAGCTCTTTAATTGCTTTGTAATCAAAATGATACTTACGAGATTTACTAAATAAGAATAAATACTCGTGTGCTTTTGTACATCTATCTTTTGTACTTTCTGGGAGTGGGTTTGGTTTATGCCAGATAATATCTTGTCTAAGATACCACCCACTATCTTGCATCGCTAGTGCAAATCTCCATGGCATACCAAGTAGTTCTTTTTTATAATAACTATCTCCTATATTAATCCACAAAGTTCCTGTGTTCTTCATTGTTCTTTTTACTTCTCTAAATACACTAACTAACTTTTTTATAAACTGATCTGGTGTATCTTCCAGTCCTATTTGATTATCCTTACCTCTTACTGCGCCACACTTTTTACATTCATACTTAAATATTTCTTTTGGTCTATTCACAGAACTTCCTATTGCATGCCCTCTAAAATCTTCTCCTTGATGATTACAATTTGGATCACCACCAATCCACTCTGCTGTTCCGTAATCTCTAAGATTCCAGTATGGTGGACTAGTAATACAGCAATCAACTGTATTTCTTTTTATCTTTTGTAATGCTTTTCTACAGTCTGAGTTTATTACTTTTATCATAAGTCATACACATCTTCATCTGAAGATAAGGTCTCCTTTAATTCTGCCTTTTCATCTGGGTCCATCACAGTGTGTGGTCCAATCTTTAATGTTTCCCAATTAATTTCACTCACAAATCCAGACATCTTATCATTCCTCATCTTTTCACAAGTGAACTTGATTGCGTTCTCCTTGTCTCCCCAGTGGGATATTTGGTAAGCTGCATCAACTGCATCAAATATACCTCGTGAGAATCGTACTTGATTATTCTCATTTGTTTGAACAGCAGTTGCTACTAACACATTTTCATCTTGTGCTAGATACTTTAATGCTTTTGATATTTCAATCTGTTCCGTCCAGTCATACTGACCTGAACGACTTGGAGCGTTGTGACGCTTGACTTGGTTTAGATAATCAACTACAATGATACCAAGATCATCATACTCTGCTCGTTTCTGTCGCACTGTGCTAATAACTTTTGCTACTGTCAGTGCAGGATCATAGACTACATCTATTTGATTCGTTCTATTAAACTGTTCTCTTGTAAGAAGTCTGTGAAACTTATCAAAATCTTTCTCTTTGAGATAGTTCTCAAAATGTTCCTGTCCTTTATCAAAACGGGCAGACCACCACTTTGCAATCTTTGTCCATTCATCTGGATATAAGTTTCTCTCTATCAATCTACCAAGAGGAACATTAGTACTCATACTAACGATTCTTTGCAGAATCTGTCGAGTGTCCATCTCAATAGTAAAGTAGAGAGCAGACTTACCTGTTTCCTGAACTGCTCTTGCAATATTACAAAGTGTGAATGATTTTCCTCCACCTCGCTGTGCGCCGACAACGACCAAATCTTTGGGAGAAAATTTGTAGGATAAATCATAATCTTGATTCAATCCTAACGCTAGTCGATTAGAAAGGTCTTCCTCTGAATCGAATAGTTCTACTGTGTCCATAGCTTCATCTTCGTCTTTTGTATCAACTCGATCTTGTACTTGGACAACTAATTCTTGCAGACTGTCAATGTTTTCCTGTGCGTCTGCTAGTGTTATTGTGTTCTCTATATAATCATCTATGCGAGTAAGTATTTCTCCCTGTGCAAACTCGTTCTTTAAATAATCGAGCAGGAGATATGGATCGACTTCTGTTTCAACAGACTCGATTGCATAGACTTGTTCTTGTAATTCTCTAGACCTGATACTTGATTTTAGGTCTTCAAAGGTTGGTAACTTGTGATATTTTAATACATGCTTGTCAATTATACCATGAATTTTTTGGTAGGTTGTTGATGGTAGGTAATGGGATTTCAAACGATTCCAAGTTACAAAATCGCCTTGTGATATAATCTGTTTAAGTAAAGCTGATGCTAATGTCAATTATTCTCCCAAATAAAGCGAGTACGGAGCGTCACTCGTGATACAAACCCCGCACTCTAAGTTTTAACTAGCCAATGTTTTTTCTTGCACTGCCGTCATAGTCTGCACAAGTTAGACCTCTTCTTGTAAGCATTGTTTTCACTCCTCTTACAGTTTTGCCAACTTCGTCTGCAATATCTTCGACTGACATGCCAGAAATGTCTAGATCAGCAAGAACGTCTGCTTTACCGTTGCCTTTTACATGCTCTTGTTTTGGTATAGCATTAATCTCGCCAGCTCTTAGTAAAGAAAGTGCTTTACCTCTGATTGAGTTTACACTTCTTCCTAGAGATTCTGCAATTGCTTCAACGAAAGCTCCATCATTTACCATGTTGATAAATGTTGATTCTTCATCATCGCTGTAAGTTTTTACAGATTCCATCTTTGGTGCAGGTTTAACATGCTCTGTTAACTGCATAGATAGAATTTTACCTTGAATTGACTTGGCATTAAAATGCCCGCCTTCAAAGTTTTCAGCAATCTCAGCATATGTATACTGACCACTGTTATCATTTACAAAATTAGCAAGAGTTGATTCTTGTTCATCTGTAAAAGATTTGCTTGCTGAAGCAGAAGCTAATTCTACTTCATAACCCATTTTTCTCAACTTAGAAGATACACTTCTTGAAGATGTATCTAACTCAACAGCTGCGTCAGCAACCATTACTTGAGAGATAGGCCCTTCACCAACGAAATCCACAAGAGCTTGTGTTCTTTCGTCTGTCCACTTTGGTACTGCCATTATTTTTCTCCTATTAATAATTTTATATTGGTTATAATCTTGACTCCTCGTTCTCGAGCAGTCTGAGTTTTTGCTGACTCAATCCCACTTTCATTAATGAGATGAGTGCAATCTTTTGTTAAACTTGATTTTACTACAAATCCGTAGTTTTCAAGTACTTGTTGTGCATGAGCCTTATTAGGATAAGTTTTCAACTTACCACTAATACAAACTGTTCCTTTGACTTCTTTTACTTCTACTGCTTTATATGAACTTGTAAAATCAAAAGGAAGTAAGTCTAAGTAGTGATTAGGGTAAAACTCTCGCCCTAACCATGTTAATAGATTTTCCGTTGCCTTGGGGCCAATACCTGATTCACTACAAGTTAGCTCGTTGATATCTCGTATATTTGAGACTGTTCGACATATTTTTTCTGAAACGGATCGCCCAATCAACGGAATAGAAAAGGCGGGTAGAAGTGTTTGAAGGTCTACTGATTTCGACTTCTCAAGTTCTTCATAAACTTTATTACCTATCTTTTCTGAATCTAATCGCATGATTAACTCATGTCTTCCTATTTCATAGAGTTCCACTATGTCCTCGACTTTTAACCTTTTTAAGGTTGCTGGTCCAAGACCTTTTATTTTTAATTTAGAAACAAAGTTTTCCAACTTCTTGTCATTCTTTGCTTCACAATAGTCATTCCTACAAAATAACTGCTCATTTAAAAGTTCTAACACAGAACTACATGATGGGCAGTTTGTTGGAATCTCTATTCTTTTCATATTTTCTATTTATATATTATATATAAAACTAACCTCATTGTCAAGAAATATTTTTCGATTTCTCAGATTTGGGTATATTATAATTTAGATGTCTCAACAGCCAATCTTCTGCTGTTTCTTTTTTCTTTGGAAACCACCTTAAAATTTTAGAGTTTATTGAAAAGCACTCTGTATATCCACCAAATTTTATTTTTGGTAAATACTTATCATCTGCAAACATTTCATGTAAAACCCACTCCATTTTTCTACAGTTTTCGTACTCTCCTGTCCAAGTTCTCTGAATAAATTGTTGATATTCAGGTGTATAAAAATCTTTACTAGAACCTCGTTGTAGAACTCCTAGCCCTACTTTTCCTGCACGAAACTTTGCAATTCCTACTTTAAGGAACTTTTCTTGTGTTTCGGGATTTATAAACTTGATTCCGTAAATGATGCCTTTCATCTAAAAAGCCAAATCCTATTTCTATAAGCATAGACAAACCACTTAAAGCCATGTCCATACTGTGCTGATTTAAGGCGATTATACATCTTCGTATCTTTTTGAAAAGTATAATCGTGTGTAAAATACTCTGATATATGCACTTATAGTTAGAAATATAACTGATATTACTGAGAGAGCTTCTGGACTAGTAATTCCGAATCTCTCTATACATAACCAGAGTATTAGATAGTTTAGTGGAAACTGAGTAAGTAAAGCACTCAGCACACTAAACATTGTTTCTTTGTGTATTCTTTTTGTTCTTTTATCCATATTTGTTATTGTCATTGTTATCATAATACATATACAATAAAAACATAGCAACTACTGCCATTATAGTTATGTCCATTAATTTTTAATTATCCTCTGGCACCAGTTCTCTGCACAATCTTCTGCATAACTAACAGAATGATCGTGTACATTTATTGTTCTTACTTTTTTATCTTCTTCATACAAATCTACTTCGTACCCATACTTAGTAGACATTATTAATGCTAATCTAGAGCCTTCTACTGGAGTTCCATACTCTCTGAACTCTGATACTATTTCTCTATAATTACTACTTTCCTTCATAAAACTCCTCTAACATTGGTTCAAATATTTCTCGTCTAAAATATTCTATATCTGTCTGTTTAAATTTAAAATCTAATTTCTTTTCTATTCTTCTCTGTTCGTGAATCCATAAACGAAACTCGTCAAACAGCATTTCTTCGGGATACCAAATCATTTTCTTCTCCTGTTTTTCTCGGAGATAATTACTGCACTCGTGTAAACAACCCAACCCATCAGCAGGAGAATCAGTAAGCCCAAGATAAACTCAATTATCTCCACTACTCAATTCTCCTTACGATTTTAGGGATAATTTTACCACTTCTAATTACTTCCACCTTACACCCAATCTCAAGATCAAGTGCATCAATAAAACCTGCATTGTGCAGGGTCGCTCTAGAAATGGTAGCATCATCAATGATGACAGGATCAAGAATTGCAACTGGTGTTACAGCTCCTGATTTGCCAACATTCCATTCTACATCTAGCAGGGTTGTAGTTACACCAGCCTCTCGAGTCTTGTATGCAAAAGAACCACGAGGGTGGTGTGCAGTGTAACCAAGTTTATTAAACTCAGCCATATTGTCTAGTCTCCACACCGAGCCGTCAGTGGGATAATAATACTTGTCTACTGTTAGAACAGTGGCTAGACCCAACTTTCCTATTTCCAGCAATTTGTCTGACCACAAATCCATATTATTCGGTTCTACATTGTAGGCAACAAAGACAAGGTCTAAAGACCTTTCTTTAAATTCTTCAATATCCTTTAGATTTAGTGAGCCTGCAGCATAGTTCCGTGCATTAGGAATTTCGACTGGAGCAACTACTTCTCCTGTTATTTGGAGTATCTTGTCATCAGTTTGTAACTGATGAGGCACTAGATACTTTATCTTTTCTAGTATTGGAACACCTTTCTTTCCATCACCACGAGTAAGAGCCATCTTTAGTTCACCATCAACATAGAGAATGCTTACTGCACTCCCATCAAGTTTAGGTGTAATAACAACTGATTCATCATCTGACCATGCTGGGGGTGTGGTCTCGCCAGAAAAGACTTTCTGTAAAGACCACATAGGAAAAGTGTGAGCAATACGCTGCTCTCTATTATCTCTGTAACCGACCTGCTCGTCTACCTGTTTCAGTCTATCATAGACATCATCAGCGATCAATGGCTTACCATTGAAATACGCCAAATCACATTGCTTAAGATAATTTTCCAAACTCATACATATATTATATTCGAGTTTAAGATTATTGTCAAGAAATATTTTTTAATTCTGATAAATATTGTCTAGTAAATCTTTAAAGTTTTCTTCTATAACTTTTTTACTTTCTGCAAGAGAAAGAATCTCTACTAACGCTACAAACAACTCTCTTGAGTTATCAAAATCTAACTCCATGGCAACTCCTTCTTTAGAAGGTTTCCACTCCTCGTT